ATGGAGTTGACGATAGGACTTATGTTGGTAAAGGTAATAATTGGTTAGTTGTTAAAGATAAAATTTACACGGGTTATGATGCTGATGTTGCCGAATACAATGACTTATTTATGAAAAATGAGATGGGTCTTGACTGTGACGGCACTTGGGATAGTTGTATTAATTTAAGTCGTAAAAATTATGCAACTATGGAACATAATGGTAAAATAAAACTAACCGGTAATAGTATCAAATCTAAAAAATTACCCTTATATATTGAGGAGTTTTTAGATAAAGGTATTAGGATGTTGCTAGAGGGTGACGGCCAATCGTTTGTGGAGTATTATTACGAATACTTACAAAAAATTTATGACAAACAAATACCATTAAGTAAGATTGCTCAAAGAGCTAAGGTTAAATTAACAATAGATGATTATAAGAAGCGATTAAACACTAAAACTAAGGCAGGTAATAGTATGTCACGCATGGCGCATTTAGAATTGGCAATCCAAAATAACTTAAAAGTTAATTTAGGTGATGTAATAATGTATGTTAATAACGGACTTAAAGCGTCTCATGGAGACGTTCAAAAAAAGGGTGATGGTGTTCAAATAAATTGTTATATGTTGGATAAAGACATATTGGATAATAACCCTGATTTAACCGGAGAATATAATGTTCCAAGAGCAATAACTACATTTAACAAAAGAATTGAACCTTTAACCATTGTTTTCAAAGAAGAAGTTAGAAACAATTTAATTGTTAATGAGCCCAATGAAAGAGGTATTTTCACTAAATCCCAATGTGAACTTATTGCGGGAGTTCCTTTTGAAGAATCAGACCAAGACACAATTGAGGATTTATTATCTTTAAGTGAAGGTGAGTTAAAATTTTGGGATAAAGTTGGTGTCAATTGTGAATATATTTACGATTTGGCGGAAGAGGGTTGGGAAAATTTTATTAAATAAATTTTGTGAAGAATCACACTTTTACCATATTTGCGGATATTTATTATTATGGGAAGAATATTAAAGACAGATGATGAGAAAAAAACTAAAGTATCGGTTGCGTTAGACCGGGAATTATTAACATATTATAGAGGTCAGCATATAAATTTATCATCATTGGTTAATAAACTACTTAAAGATTATAGAGAAGATGGAAACAAAAATTTGTAGTAAGTGTAAGGAAGAGAAAAATGTTTGTGAGTTTAATAAGGAGAAACGCAATAAATCGGGGTTAAGAAGTGAGTGTAAATTATGTCGAAAATTAACTCGTAAAATAAATTATGAAATAAATAGACCTAATATCTTAGAAGTTAAAGAGTATAGAAAAAAATATTATCAAAATAACAAAAATAAATTTAACGATTATTATAAACTCAAATATCAAAATAATGTATTGTATAGAATTGGTAAGATAGTTAGACGCAGACTACATGATTATATAACTAAAAATGATATTAAAATAGAAAAAACTTTTGATATTATAGGTTGTTCTCAGGAATTTTTAAAAAAACATTTAGAGATACAATTTATCGAAGGAATGTCTTGGGAAAATCAAGGTAAATGGCATATAGACCATAAAATACCATTGTCTTCGGCTAAAACAGAAGAAGAAGTTTATAAACTTTGTCATTACACAAATCTTCAACCACTATGGGCTGAGGATAATTTAAAAAAAGGCTCTAAAATAATCTAAGAACTCTTCAATCCGTCAGACGAGAGCACATACCAGTTACCTGCACAAAATCTAAATTCAATACAAGCATATTTGTCGGCAACAACTTCATCAAATTCCTCATCTATTTTACCCACATCGGGTTTTATTGTGACATCGGTCATTGATTTAACTACGATGTGGTCTGTAGTTGTTGAGTCCAATATTACTACCGATTTCGCAACACTTCTAACCACTATACACCCTTCTCCATTTGTTTTATATTCACTCTCGGATATTACTGCAACCTCAGAGGTTTCAATAAATTCTCCGTTAATAAATCTTTTAGAAGGTATTGTTCTTAAAATTCCCATAAATTAAATTACATATATTTGACGAGGCATTGCCCTGAACTTCATTTGTTTATTTAAGTTCTCCGCAAGTAACGCTTCTTTTTCCATAACTCGCTCAGGTCTTAACCTTGTTAACCAACCTTCAGGACCGGTGAGTTCTTCCATCAATTTTGTTTTCTCATCTTTACCCTCAGTTAATAAACTTGTATAATCCATCGTGATTTCGGAATCAGGTGTTTTTAAATTACCACTATATTTTCCTCTTACTCTACCCAATGTTTCTTTGACGTAAGCTGTAAACCATCTTCTAACCCATTGTTTTGCAGGAACATTTAAATCAGACCAAGTTAATTCCTCAAGTGGAACATCACTTGGTAATTTAATAACATCAGGATTGTTCTTTAAACAATCTGCTCTACTATCAGGTGTTGTGTCATAATACCAATACCAAACCGCTTTACCAACATAACTACTATATTGACTAAAATTAAAGTTGTTACCCGGAGCATTATAAAGTTGTAAGTTTTTCTTTCCATCAGGTAATCCCGTAATTCTATAAGTAAGTGAACCACCAAGAATTCTATTCATGATGTTTGATTGTTGCATTCTAATTAGATAGTCAAATCCTGACATCATAAAATATGAACCTTGATACCCCATTTGAGCAAATCCCGCTTCACTGGCACCTAAACCAACACCACCAAAACCACCAATACCACCAATACCAAACGCAGTTATAGGTTGATTACTAAACCATAAAACTTCATTAATTTCACGACCTGCAGGTATTTCATAATCTTGTTTATCTCGTTCAAGTATAATATAGTCTTTCTTTAAAACCCAAGGACCTTGAGTTTGAAGACCAACAATTTTTGAATAGGAATATGAAAATTGTTGTTCAAAATCCATTGTTCGAGTAATCAATGCGTTCGCAACAGACTTTTCAGTCATGTTCAAATTAACTAAGTTAACCCATTGACTATCAATCAACCAATTTAAGACGTATTGTTCATAATCTTGGATAGATAGTTCCATCAACGAATCCATCATTTCATCTTCAATCTCAACACTTCTAATTGGTGCACCTAATAAATGTTTAACTCTTGTATAAATTTTTGACCTTTCCGGCTCTGGAATAACTGACATAGTATGTTATTTTATATATAAATATCAAGTTAATTTATAAATCAAATCTTCAGATGGGAACACATATGAGTTAATCCCTAATTCAGTATTTTGGTTTTTTACTACTAAAGTATTTTGTGCGTTTGAGAATATCATAAAATCTACTTTATAATCACTAACAGTGCTGCTGGTCAACACAACAAGTTTACCATCTTCAATAAAAGAAGTTTTATAAGGTTTTATTTGACATTTGTATATACGACCGTCAATTTTAATAGAGCCATCTAACCCTTCGGACGCATCTGTGTCCAAACCAAAACCACTTTCTATTTTGACATTATCTTGACCAAATTTTTTAGACAATCTTATTTCACTAACTTTTTCAACCTTTTCTCCCTTTACAATACTCTGTCCTAGGTTTGCCATGATTGCTTGAAAAAATGGATTGTTTTCGTCAAATATTTTTGGCGCGTTTTTAATTAAAATATCTATCAATTTTTTAACCCCTTCTACTTGTTCTTCTGAAGATTTATCTTTGAGTAATATTTTAGGTTGTCCGGTTTGTTTTAATATTTCATTAACACTTTTAACAATCATACAAAAAGCCCTATGGTTTCCTGCTAAGTAACTAATATTGTGTCTTTCACCATCTTTATAAAACCCTTGCATTCTGTTGATTGATAAATCTTTTTTTCTGAATTCCAACCAAGGAACTTTAAATAACGCTTGGTAAATCCCTTTACCATAGGTTGAACTTATTTCATTTTTACTAAGTAGGTCTTGGAAAAATTCGTTATCTTCCTCTGTACACATTCTTATATAATCTGAACGACCTTCAAACAAAACAGATTTTTTAGTTTTGGATTCAATTAATTTTGTTTTTGTTTTCATTTCATACATCTTACTAACAAAATCCCAATTAACAACTTTCCAAAAGTTTGTGATGTATTCATCTCTTTTATTTTTATACTTTAGGTAGTATGCGTGTTCCCATAAGTCTAAACCTAGTAATGGGAATCCACCACCTTCAATTACATTCATTAATGGATTGTCTTGATTTGGAGTAGACATAATCTTTAAAGTATTTTTGGATGTTAAAACCAACCATACCCATCCGGACCCGAATCGTTCTTTGGCTTGTTTTTCAAATTCTTTTTTGAAATTACTAAAAGTTCCCCATTGTTTGGTAATCTTTTTATAAAGTTCACCATCCAATTTTTTTGGTTCAGGTGTCAACATATTCCAAAACAACGCGTGGTTAAACGCTCCACCGGCGTTATTTCTGATAGTTTTGTCGAAACGGCTGATTGTTTTAATTATTTTTTCCAAATCTAAATCACCATATTTCTTTTTTGACAATGCGGCGTTTAATTTGTCTACATAACCTTTGTAATGTTTATTGTAGTGGAAGTTCATTGTCTCTGCGTCAATAAATGTCTTCAAGGCTGAATAGGCGTAAGGTAATTTTTCTATCCCTATTTTTTTCATTTCTGTAATCAACAACTCTTTTTCTCTCGTTACTTTTTGTTCCACAATTTGTAATTCAAGTTGTTGAATCTTCTTTTGTATTTTACTCATATTTGGTTTTTATATTTTTGGTATTTTTATCACCAAAGTTTTTTTAATTATTCAAAAATATTATTCACATCGTGAACAATTAAGTTCCGGCTAAAGCTGATACAGCGGATTTTCCTGTACCTACCGATAAGTCCGTTGATTTACTTGTTGCGGTTATATTCCCTCTTAACAAATCTGCCCCTCTTTCAACTGCATTATATTTTCCACCAGTAACTTTATCCGTATGACTTTTAAGTTTACTTCCCGTCACGTAAAGACGATAAAGATTTCCCATTTTAGTTCCAAATTTTACATCTATGGCATCCAAAGCGTATTGAATTGGTTTCTGTTGAAGATATTCTTCCGCATATTTTTGAGTGGCTTTAATTTGTGCTTGTGTAACTGTTTCACCAGCCATTTTTGTAAGTTCTTGTTCAGATTTTTTAGCAAGTTCTGCGAATATTCTACTTTCTAATTTATCGGGTAATACCTTACCCACTGCTGCAACAGTTTTAGCAACTAAAGGAGCTACTTTTTCTCCAACCACCTCCGCAAGTGCCTCAATAACATAATTACCACTCGAAATAATATCATCAACAAGGTTTGCGGCCCAAGTAATTCCCATTTTGTCTTTCATAAATTTAACCGCAGGTTGTAAAAAACTTGACAAATTACCAATTCCTGTTTTCAAAGGTCCCAACAACGGTTTTAAATATGGAACAATTGTTTTCCCAAAATTTGCAAATACTTGTCTCATAGAAGTTGCTGCCTTCCCAACAAATTTTCCTAATACTTTACCAATTGTTCCAGCAGTTAACATACAAATCAAATCAATAACTAAATTTGTTAATGAACCAGGTTTTTTATTTACAAAATATTGATATGCATCATATAACGCCATAATGCCCCACACAACTTCATTGGCTATTACTCCTGCCCCTGTAAAAGAAAGTGCAATTTGCACCGCTGTTCCTACATAACTTAAAAGTGCGGTTCTAATGTTTTCAAATATTGCATCTATACCCATCTTGTTGAGATGGTCTACAGCGTTAGATAATTGATTACCAATTGCCTTTCCCGCCTGAACATGTGCGTCTACAACTTGGCCGGCAACTTTTTTTGATGTGTCGTAAACTTGGCTTGCGGCATTACTTGCAACTTGTTTTGTTGTGTTGTAAGCTTGCCCTGTGGCATCATATGCTTTCTGAAAATATCCTGCTGGGTTGAACGATTGTTCAGAAATAATACCATTGTCAAACATTAATGATTTAACTAAAAAATTGTTGAATTTAGTAATATGTTCCGAAAAACTTATTTCAGATTCAACGATAACCATTTTGATATTAGTTAAATAATTTTCATAAATTATACCATTGTGAGAGAAAAGTCCTGTTACATAATCATCTTGGATTTTTTTCAAATAATTTATTCTTTGATTACTTTCAATCATTGAAATATGATGTAAATGAACCTGTTTTTGAAAATTCAACTCATTAATGAATTTATTAACTAAAGAGTAATCCGATAAATTATCCGTTTTTTCCAAATACTTTTTAGGGGTTAGTGACTCGTGCATTAAACGAATACTATTCTTTTCAGACTCCGATATGAATATTATATTTTTCATACATATAAATATAAGGTGGTTGAATTAATTTTAATTCACTATAAATAATCCGTATTTCGTTATTTTCTCAAATGGTTAATTCTTTTTAGAATTTCTTCCGCAGCATCGGCAGGATTTTGATTGTCTCCCATGACAGTCGCAATCACTTGTTTTTTATTATTTAAAATGTCATAGATAATTCCCTCAATGCTGTTTTCAAAAATAGGGTAATAAACTAAGACATTATTTTTTTGACCATATCTATAACTTCTATCTTCCGCTTGTGCGTGGTCTGATGGTAGAAATGATAGGTCATTAAAAATTGCTGCTTCACCGGCGGTTAGGGTAATACCAGTTCCCGCGGCACGAATATTACCAACAAAAACTTTAATCTTTTCATTTTCTTGAAATTGGTCGACGCTATATTGTCTTTCGTGTTGGGACATCGACCCGTCAAGTTTAACCGCAGTTTTCCCAAAATGTTCTACAATTTTATTTAACGAATCTGTAAAGTTACAAAATATGATAACTTTTTTACCTTGTTCGATAATGTTCTCGGCAATTTCAATTGTTTGTTGTATTTTTTCGTCAGCAATAATTTGTCTTACTTTTGTTAATTTTGAAAATTGAACTGTCAAAGATTTGGACTCTTCAGGGTTCTTGTCATACCAATCATAATATTCACCCATTACATCTTCATATGCTTTGGATTTTAATTTCAAATAAACCGGAGTTATAATTTTATCAGGCAAGTCAAGAACATTTTCTTTCAATCTTCTCAAAATGGTTCCCGATGTTCTTTCTCTTAATTCCTCAAGATTTGACGCTCCTGTTATGTTCCAAACTTTTCGGTTTCCGACTTTGAATTGATATCCTGCGCAATATCTTATTGCGTAGGCCATCCAGTTTTTACTGACCGGAGAATCAACCAAACTCAATAAATTAAAATAATCCATCGGTCTTGAAGTCATTGGTGTACCAGTTAATAACCACAACCTTTCAGTGTTTTTAACAAGGTCGTTAATAAGTTTTGTTCTTTGAGCGGTTGCGTTTTTAATGTAGTGTGCTTCATCCACAATTACCAAATCAAATTTGGAATTAAGAATTAACGACTCCTCTTTATTTTTTGGGTCATGAAAATTTTTGATAATATCATAATTCGCAATTACAAAATCATGTTCGGTTGAGAAGTTCTTACTTTCGGCAATGAAGATTGGTCTATCAGAATAATTTTCAATTTCTCGTTTCCAATTAATCTTCAATGTTGCCGGGCAAATAATTAATATTTTTTTAGACCCACTTTCCAGCGCTCCTATGATTGTTGAGGTAGTCTTACCCAAACCCATATCGTCAGCCAATATAAATTTCTTATTTTCCAAAAGTTTTTGGATTGCTTCTTTTTGATGTTCCAATGGAGGTCTATTGGAATATTTCGAATAATCAACCACAACATTTTGAACGGAATTATCTTTTATGATTGACGCTTTCGGTAACCAAAAATCGTGGAGTTCCTCACTATCAAAAACTTTACCCCAAATATGATACGCCTTTTCTTTGTCTGCTAATAATTTCTCAACCCAAACTTTTTGAGGGATTTCAGTGTATAGTTTATCGTCAGCTAATTTTTGAGCAAAATAAGCATCAAGAATCACCCACTTTCTGGCAACCTTTGGTTGTTTGTCGTGGAATGAAATTATGTAGTCCGATTGGCTCCTCGTAGGGTAAAATTTTTTGTTAATTTGTGACTTACGTCTCAACTCCAACAAATAGTTATTACCACCTTCGTAGGTTTCAAGAATCGCCATCGCTTTCGATTCTAAACTTATTTCCATTGTTTAAATAAAAGTTTGCCTTAAATATAAGTAAAAATAAAGTATTTATCAATATATGAAAATGTTGCAAGAAAATTTAGAAAACGCAATTAGAAAAATGTTATCGGTAATTAAACCAACAGAAGCGTCGTTTGTTGATTTTGATTTAACCCCAATAGATAAAGATGAATATTATATGTCGATAAGTTATGTTGTTCCTGATGATAGTCCGATATTAAAAGTAAAAACAAGTCCAAGAGTATATGATGATTTAAGGATGAGATGGAATGAAGAGATGAAAAAAAACCTTAAACATTTTTTTAATGTGAAAGTAATAATTACTTCAACAGGGTTAAATTCTGAATCTTGGTATAAACAACAATTAAACAGATAGTAATATGCAAAATAATTTAGTTCCTATAACAAGACTAGGGAAATTTTTTGGAGGTGAAGACTATTCATTGGAAATTGATATGGGGCAGGAGTGGTTAGAGGGAGATATGAACTTTACCATTGTATTATATCGTATTGATAGGTATAAGACAAAAACAGATGATGTATATGGTGAAGTGTTAGAAGACGGGATTCAGTTTATGGCACCTGTTGAATTGAAAGGTCTTGTCCAAGTTATGGCACCGACTTCCAAATTTATTGGTAATTCTAAAGTTGAACAGAAGGAACCCGGTAATATGAAATTTTCGATATATCAAAAAACTTTGGAGGATTTGGATGTTGAAATATTCTTGGGTGATTATATTGGATATTACGAATCTGAAGACCGAGTTAGATATTATGTTGTAAGTGATGACGGATATGTTAAGTCGGACAATAAACATACATACGGAGGTTACAAACCATTTTATAGGACTATTATCGCAACTTATGTTAGTGAAAATGAATTTAAAGGTATTTAAGATATGGAAGATATTATTCGCAAAATTTTAAGAGAGATTGATAATTCCAATGAGGATAGAATTAAAAATATTGAAGATAAGAAAAAGTATATTAAGAAATTACTACCAAGTATTGTTAAATTTTATAAAGATTCATTCTCCGAAGATTTGTTCGATATTGAGGTTACAACTAAAGGAGTTCATTACTCGAGTGAAAATTATTCAACAGATGGATATCTTTTAAAGTTTTATTTTACTGAAATTCCCAAAGAACACGAATTTAATATGAGAAGAACAATTATTAGAAATTTAGATAATATTTTTAATATTGATATTACAAAATATGGTGTTCCTTTAGATTTAGAGTTTTATGTAAAAACATGGAAAAAAATATAAAATTATGCCCCTACCAAAAAATATAGTTAAACCAACCTTACCACTAGTTCCTCGAAAAGAGTTGTCCGCTCGTAGACAAGAACTATTGCAATATATCAAAGAAGATGGGACTTATTTACCCAAATCGGTATTGCATGCGGATTTAGATAGAGGTATGTTGGATTTCGTTAAAAATGAATTGAAGGTTGTTACCGCAGGAGAAATAGTTCCAATGGTAGATATTATCATTACTACTCAAAACTGGTCTCAATATGTTGAAACTTATAAATTCATAGACTTAGATTATAACCCAGACCCACCATATATTACAGTCGTTAGAAGTCCTGAAGTTAAATATGGTTCAAACCCTGCGTTGATTTACAATATACCGAATAGAAAACAATTTTATTATGCGTCTGTCCCGACTTGGAATGGTAATGAACAAGGTATGGATATCTATACAATACCACAACCTGTCCCTGTCGATATCAAATATAATGTTAAAATCGTTTGTAATAGAATGAGGGAATTAAATCAATTAAATAAAATTGTAATGCAAACATTTGCATCACGACAAGCATACACCTTTATTAAGGGTCAATATGTTCCAATTATTTTAGATAATGTTTCAGACGAATCTCAAATGACCATAGATGCAAGAAAATATTATGTTCAGAATTATGATTTCACAATGTTAGGATATCTGATTGATGAGGAAGAATTTGAGGTAAAACCGGCAATCCAAAGAATAACTCAACTTTTTGAAATAGACACCACAACAAGAAGACCAAGAAGAAATAAATACCCGGAAAACCCTGATGAGTTTAATTTTCAGTTTTTATTTGTAACCGGTAATACAACCTTGGCAGATAGGATTGATTTTAGGGCGAATATGTCATTTTTAAGTTCAGATAATGTAGACACCTTTGATGTGTATATAAATAACAATTATTATGGTAGTGATACTCAAATAATACAAATCACAACTAACGATATTTTAAGAATTGAAGTAACTAAAATTAATAATAATCAAGAAGCTTTAATTATTTTTGATAACAAGTTAGTTTAATCTTCCCCATAGATATCTTTCTTCTCTTTACACTTCTCAATTATTAAATTTTCCAAAAATTTATAAATTTTTATTCCCCTCTTATCACAATACTTTTTCAGTATATTATGTGATTCGGGGGATATTTTAATGTTCTTAATTACTTTCTTGGGTTTCATGGTGAGAAAAAAGGCAGAATTAATTCCTACCATTTATAAATAGTTACTCAAAAGTAAAGTTTTTTGATAAAATATGGAATATTTATCTATAAAATAAATCTGTAATAGAATTAATAAATAATGGCAACAGCACAAGCAAACCAAAAAGTATTCGTATCTCCGGGTGTATATACATCTGAAACGGACTTATCTTTCGTAGCCCAAAGTGTAGGGGTAACTACATTAGGTCTTGTTGGAGAAACAATTAAAGGACCGGCATTTGAACCGGTATTCATAACTAATTATGATGAGTTCCAAGCGTTTTTCGGTGGAGCGGAACCAACCAAATTCATCAACACTCAAATACCTAAATATGAGGCGGCATATATTGCTAAATCTTATTTACAACAATCAAATCAATTATTTGTAACAAGAGTTCTTGGTTTATCAGGATATGATGCGGGACCTTCTTGGTCACTTAATGTTACTGCAAATGTTGACCCTACAACTATTGGAAACCCTTCAACAGGAACCTCTTTCACCTCAACATTCACAGGTAATTCAACATTAGGGGTTGTTGAATTTATTTCAGGATCATTACCTACACAAGTTACTGCAAACTTAAATGTACAATATAGACAACAAGATGGAAGTACATCAACATTACAAGATGATTTCAACTCATATCTAACTTCAATAATGCTTTTACCTTCAACTTCAGCAACCACTGCAGTAATTTATGGGGCAATACCTGAATCAGTTTATTTTAATATTACAGGTCAGTATTCCACAGTTGAGAATCAATATGAGTGTATTAACGACTTCGCAGATAATGATTTATCAGATGATTCGAACGATGTATGGTATTATGCTAATTTTGAATTTGAAGATAACGATTCTTTAACCGGTAATTATACGGGTTACTCGTTCTATTATGTTGTTTCTACTTTGGCTTCAGGGGCCACAAACACATTTACAGGAACAGTTACCGGTAATTCTTACACATTTACAGGTACCGCTTATGAAGAGTTTAATAATATGGTTGTAGGTACTATTCGTTCGAGAGGTATATCACTTTACACTAATAGTAGTACTAGTGAAAATCACGGACCTGTTTATCAAGTAAATGGTCTCACAGATTTACAATTAGTTTGTTCCGGACAATATTCAGGAATAACTAAATCCCCATTTGCAACTTTTTTGTTATCGGGAGTTACTAATGATAATGATGTTTTCACTTTTGAAACTTCTTTACTTTCATCTTCCTCAAAATATATAACTAAAGTATTAGGTGTTGATAATTTTGGTAAATCAAGATTTGAAGTTCCAATTTATGTTGAGGAGGCATATCAAGGATCTTTAAATTACGCATATAATCAAGGGTATATTAGAGGTCTCTCTTGTGATTTGATTGCGTTACCGGGAGCAAGAAGTCAGAACACATCATCAATTGCATATAATTTGGAGAGATATCAATCACCTGAAACCCCTTATTTAGTTTCAGAGTTGAGAGGTAATAAGGTATATAATTTGTTTAAATTTATATCAATCTCTGATGGGGATGATGCAAACTTTGAAGTTAAAGTATCAATTGCAAATCTCTCTTTTAATAGTATGTCTTTTGATGTATTAGTAAGAAACTTCTTTGACACTGATGCAAATCCCGTTGTAATTGAGAAATTTACAAATTGTAATATGGACCCAGCATCAAATAACTTTATTGCAAAAAAAATAGGTTCGTCAAATGGTGAATTCGCTCTCATATCTAAATATGTAATGGTTGAGATGTCAGATGAAGCTCCTATAGACGCGTTACCTTGTGGGTTTTATGGGTACACCCAAAGAGAATATCAAGATTATAACATTTATCCATCACCTTATCCTAAATTTAAAACAAAATATTATTTTCCAGGTGAGGTAATCGCTAATCCACCATTCGGTTCGGCCGCTAATGGAGCCCCCGTGGAATCTGGAGGAGATGTTGTTAGAAGAAGTTACTTAGGATTTTCATCTCAGTTTGGAATTGATGAGTCGTTTTTAACTTATAAAGGTAAACAAACACCTTCAAATTGGATACAATCACCTAGTGAAGTCGACGCTCAACGTTGGAATGTCCTAAGTAAAGGTTTCCATATGGATTCAGGTGCAACTGTTGTTACAATTGCAAACACTTCTATGTCAAGCGGAGACACGGCGTTTGAGTGTGGTGTTGCGGAATTTAGAGAAGACCCTGGAACACAAGAAAATCCTTATTACTTCATTTTCTCAAGAAAATATACTGTATGTTTTGCGGGAGGTTTTGACGGATGGGACATATATAGAGAATATAGAACAAATGAAGATAGATTCCAATTAGGTGCGTCAGGTTTCTTAGCAGGAGCTTACCCTAGTACAAGATACCCTACCGCAACAGGTGACGGATTATTCAAACGAATTGTTGTTCAGAACAATACTCAAGATTTTGCAAATACTGATTATTACGCTTATTTACTTGGTATTTTAACATTTGCAAATCCGGAGTCAACAAATATTAATATTTTTGCAACAACGGCGATTGATTATGTTAATAACTCAAATCTTGTAGAAGAAGCAATAGACATGGTTCAATTCTCAAGAGCGGATTCAATATATATTGCAACGACACCTGATTATAAGATGTATACACCGGATTCAACAAATCCTCAAGACATCATCTATCCTCAAGAAGCGGTCGACAACTTAGATAATACAGGAATTGATTCTAACTACACAGCAACTTACTATCCTTGGATATTAGTTCGTGATACGGTTAATAACACTCAAATTTATTTACCACCAACAGGTGAAGTTTGTAGAAACTTAGCATTGACTGATAATATTTCATTCCCTTGGTTTGCATCAGCGGGTTACACAAGAGGTCTTGTGAATTCAATCAAAGCTAGACAAAAACTTACACAGACAGATAGAGACACATTGTATCAAGGTAGAATTAACCCTATAGCAACTTACTCTGACATTGGAACCGTAATTTGGGGTAACAAAACTTTACAAGTCGCAGATTCGGCACTTAATAGATTGAATGTAAGAAGATTATTACTCCAAGCTCGTAAGTTGATTTCAGCAGTAGCTGTAAGATTATTATTCGAACAAAACGACCAAATCGTTAGACAACAATTCTTAGATAGTGTTAACCCTATTTTAGATTCAATCAGAAGAGATAGAGGTCTTTACGATTTCCGTGTAACAGTATCTTCAACACCTGAAGATTTAGACTCTAACAGATTAGTTGGTAAAATTTACATAAAACCTACGAGATCTCTTGAGTTCATCGATATTGAGTTTTTCATCACACCAACAGGAGCATCGTTTGAAAATATCTAAAAATAATAAATTTAATGGGGGTATGAAAGTATCCCCTTTAAATGTCAAATATGAAAAAACAGATTAAAGAAGGATTTAATCCCGAGGGAACACCAGATATGAAATATTATGCCTTTGATTGGGATGATAATATTGTTCATATGCCGACTAAAATTATGTTAAAAACTGAAGATGGTGAGGAAATTGGTATGAGCACAGATGACTTTGCGGAGTATCGACATGATTTAGGTAAAATTCCCATACAATACAAAGGAAATGTGGTTGTTGGATATGCCGACGAACCATTTAGGAATTTTAGAACGAAAGGTGATAAAGATTTTTTAGTTGACTCTATGATAGCTAAAGAAGGTCCAGCGTTTGACGATTTCAGAGAAGCAATAAATAATGGGTCAATTTTTGCAATTATAACGGCTAGAGGTCATAATCCTGAAACATTAAAACAATCGATATATAATTACATTATAAGTGGTTTCAATGGTATAGATAAAGACACATTAATTAAAAATTTAAAAAAATATAGGTCGTTTGTTAATGAAGATGAAATGAGTGACGACGAATTAATTAAATCGTATTTAGAGTTAAATAAGTATCACCCTGTTAGTTTTGGTAATGAAGAAGGAGTGTCAAATCCTGAAGAATTAAAAGTTAAAGCTATGGAAGATTTTGTATCATATATAAAAGGAATGTCTGGAATTATAAATAAAAGGGCATTTATTAAAAATGATATTTCAAATAATTTTATACCAAAAGAACCGGTTATAGGATTTTCAGATGATGATATAAAAAACGTAGAAGCTATGAGTAAACATTTTAAAGATAAACCAGATAATATAGTTAAGACTTATTCTACGGCTGGAGGCATTAAAAAGTTATATAACTAGAGAATAATTTCTTAAAAAAAAAAGTAAATATAAAAATTTTTAATCAAGAGTATATTTATAAAATATAAACACAAAAAAAAAACAAAATTGAAATAACATGGCTGATTTATTAATGAAAATGCCCATACCTTATGAACCAAAAAGACAGAACCGGTTTATTTTAAGGTTTCCATCCAGTTTAGGGATAAATGAATGGTTTGTTGAAAGTACATCAAGACCAACTATAAAGATTGGTTCAACTGAAATCCAATTTTTAAATACATCGACATTTGTTGCTGGTAGATTTAATTGGGACCCAATTACGGTTAAATTCCGTGACCCAATCGGTCCTTCGGCCGCTCAAGCACTTATGGAGTGGGTTCGTTTACATGCTGAATCAGTTACCGGTCGTATGGGTTATGCTGCAGGTTATAAAAAAGATATCGACCTTGAAATGTTAGACCCAACAGGAGTTGTGGTTGAAAAATGGATTCTTTATGGAACATTTTTAACTGATGTTAATTTTGGGTCTTTAAGTTATAGTCAAGACGCATTGGCGGATATTACCGCACAACTTCGTATGGATAGATGTGTATTGGTTTACTAGATTTACATTTAATATTTACAATTATTTTTATTTAACTTATAATTAACCGTAAAGCAATAAACTTTACGGTTAATTTTTTTATATATGGAAACACAATCAAGAGACTACGGTCAAGAAAATTTTACATTACCACACGATGTGGTTCAATTACCATCACAAGGACTTTTTTATAAAAATAAAAAGAAATCTTTAAAAGTCGGTTATCTTACCGCATCAGACGAAAATATTATAATGGCAGGGACAAACGACTTGACAACAAGTTTATTACGAGCCAAGATATATGAACCTGATGTTAAGATTGAAGACCTACTTGAAGGGGATATTGAAGCGATATTAATTTTTTTACGAAATACGGGATTTGGACCAGAAATGACACTAAATCTTGTTGACCCGGCAACTAAAAAATCTTTTCAGTCTCAAATTATTTTAGACCAATTAAATATAATTAACGGACAAATACCTAACGAAGACGGAACATTTACTATCCAATTACCAAAAACCCAATCAACTGTTAAATTAAAACCACTTAATTACGGAGAGATTATGGACATTAGTAAATTGGCTGAAACATACCCTCAAGGTAGAGTTGTTCCAAAAATCACTTGGAGATTACAAAAAGAAATAGTTGAAATAGATGGTTCTAATGACAAGTCAGTTATTGGTAAATTTATTGAATCAATGCCAATTTCAGATTCTAAATTTATTAGAAAATTTATGAACGAAAACGAACCTAGACTAGATATGAATAAAGTAATAATGGCCCCGTCCGGAGAAAAGCTGACAGTGAATGTTGGGTTTGGGGTCGAGTTTTTTCGCCCTTTCTTCTGATTATAGGAAAAACCAAATAGACGAATTCTATTATTTGAATAAATTTATGAATATCAGTTATGGTGATTTTGAAAAAATGCCATTATTCGTGAGAAAATATTTATTAGATAAATGGATTGAAGATAACAAGAAGGACTAAAAATTTTAGTCCTTCTTCTATTTATATATAAAGTTAAATAATTATGGCAGACAACGAAGGTAGTGCTAAAGAACTTAAAGAAAGTTTTGAAAGGTTAGGTCAACCTATTGATGAAATATTAAACGCTATTGGTAACATGTATCAAGAAGCGAATAGACTTAATGAGTCCTTTGTACAAGGAAGAACTCGTATGGATGAAATGAATGACGCGGTGTCAAGAGCAGCGGCAGGGGTCATTCGTTTGGGTGGTGACATTTCTGATGTTAATACAACAATGGCAGGTATTGCAGAAGGTGCTAGAAGGAATGTAATTGCTACAGAAGACCAAGTTAGTAAGTTATATGCTGCATCTACAATTCTCGAAACTACCTCAAGTTCCTTAGTTGAAAAATTCGCTGAAGTTGGGTATGAGACATCTCAAATCGGAGTTAACTTAGAGGATTCTATCCAGTATGTTCAAAGTGTTGGACTAAATGCTAAGACGGTAATGACCGATGTCACTCAAAACATGTCTATAATGAATAAATTCAATTTCAGTGATGGTGTACGGGGATTGACCAAAATGGCGGCACAAGCGTCAATGTTGAGGTTTGATATGTCAGCAACCGCTACTTTCGCAGAAAAAGTTATGAAACCCGAAGAGGCTATTAAT